GAACAGCAACGGCAGATACGCCTACTGACACGCTTGCGATTACGGGCGGCACGGGCATTAGTACATCCGCGAATGACACGCCGGATGGTTTGGTCATCACAAACACTGGCGTTCTAAGCGTTAACGGTCAGACGGGCGCGGTGACGGTTGCAACAGGCGCAAACGCCACTACAAACACGGCACGAAGCGCATCATTCAGCACGGCGGTTACTACCGTCGGAACATTCCCGATTACGGGCGGAAGCATCGCGGCAGGCGCGCAGTATTCTATCTCGGCAGAAGTTCTGGTGACGAATACCACGGCAACATCAAACCTTGTGGCTACTGTTGCTGTGGGAGCTACTGCCGTTGCTACATTGACGCAAGCATTAGGCGCAACAGCAAGAACGGCGCAGACGATTCTAATAAGTGGGCTCGTTCACTTCCAGTCAGCGACGACAGCAGATGGTCATGCTAGGGCATTTGCTTCAGCGGCGGTAGCTTTTGACTCAGTAGCCGGAACGGGTGCTACGCCAGCCACGGTTGCGACCGCTACCAATACGGATGTGAACCTTAAACTAAACACGAGTGCAGCTACTTCAACGCTCATCGTGAAATCAGTAACCATCGAGAAGGTGAAATAATGGCAGGTTCTAATGTGATTGAGTTTCGCCTTGTTCGTAAGTGGAATGACGCGAGCCAGACAGTCAAGAATGATGAGCGCCTGCAATTCCGCACCAAGGATGTGATTATTGGCGTGCTTGGCGTGAACCTTGGAGTTTGGTCGGATTGGCAGGATTTTGACGCACTCCAAGTCATAGATATTGTCGGCTAACCAATGACCAACCTAGTCTCCACCGCCGTCTTGCGTGAAAAATGCTAGCCGCCCTTCTCTGCAACCTTGAGCAGACAGGCCCGATACTTCGGGAGCGAACAAGTGCGTCTGTTGGTCGTGACGTACTCAAGGCTGCTGGAGAGATACAAGACATTCTGTTTCCACTGCCAGCTAAGACGAAAGTTAAAGTTAAGCAGGCGGTGCGGAAGGTATACGAATACAGCGAACTGCCAACGGTAGATATGAAAAGCCTTGGCGGCGCGCTTGAAGCAACTCAGGTTGCTATTGCTGACGTTCAAAGCCTGCTTGCAGACCTGAACGAACCGCAGTGGGCAATCGAGCTACGCGTCCTGCTGCAACGCTTGACGCTAATCGCATGGCAACTGAACGATGATGAAGAAGCCCTGCTACTACTGATGTGAGGATGATATGGATAACCTAGAACAAGCTGTCCAACGCGGCAATGAAGCGAGACAGATTCTAGTCAGTCCGGTGTTTGTGGAAGCTCAAAAACGCCTGAAAGACAAGTATCTGTGCGATCTAATTGCGGCACAGGACAAAGATAAGCGTGAAGCCCTATGGTTCAAGTGCAAGGTATTAGAAGAGGTTATCTCTGAGCTTGGCATTCTTGAGCAAGATGGCGTTAAGGCTGACCACGACATCAAGACGCGCAAGCGCAAAATTGTCTGACAATCAATCAAGCAGGTGATATTATGACCGTAGAAACCACGCCTTCGGGCAGTTTTGATGCTGTAAATGCCATGATGGGGATTCTGTCTGATGAAGGTCAGGTAGCAGAAGAAGCACAGGCCGAGCCGGAAGATGAGGTAGTCGCTGCTGACGAGGCAGATGATGAGGCTGAAGAATCCGAAGAAGTTGAGGGAGAGGAAGAAGCCGCTCCGGTAACTAAGACATTCAAGGTCAAGATTGACGGTGAAGAAGTCGAAGTGCCAGAGGATGAGTTACTCAAAGGCTATTCGCGAACCCAAGACTATACGCGCAAGACTCAACAACTCGCTGAGCAGCGTAAAGCCGCCGAAGCTGAGTATGAGCAAGTGCGTAGTGAGCGAGCGCAATACGCTCAGTTGTTAGGACAGTTGGCCGCCAAGCTAGAGGCAGAGCCGCAAGTAGACCAGGAATTGCAGTACACAGACCCAATCGCTTATGCGCAACAGGTCGCTCAGGTGTACCAGTACCAGAGTCAAAAGCAGGCAGTAGCCCAAGAACAGCAGCGACTTAGCATGATCCAGCAACAGGAACAGGCAGCGCAGACGCAAAAGTATCTTGCTGATCAGGTTGAGCTACTGACCACGTTGATTCCAGATTGGGTTGACGCGGACGTAGCAAAGGCAGAGAAGGCTAAGATTCGCGATGTTGCAAAGCAGTATGGCTACGGTGATGAAGAACTTGCCCAGCTATACGATGCACGAGCAGTCGCCCTTATGCGTGATGCGATGAAGTATCGGGACTTAGTAGCCAAGCGTCAGGAAGTGAAGCCACAAGCCTCCCCTGTCGTGAAGTCCAGACCTAAAACTGTTTCGAGCCAGCAATCGCAAATGAGACAACGCTTGGCGAAAACCGGCAACGTCAATGACGCTGCTGCTTACTTCAAATCCATTTTATAAGGTGAACTATCATGGCTCAGCCAACCAACACTTTTGATTCGTACGACGCTCGTGGTATCCGTGAAGACCTCGCTAACGTTATTTACAACATCAGCCCAGAAGAAACCCCGTTTATGTCGAACGTGGGCAAGACTTCAGCCAAATCGACCTACTTTGAATGGCAGGAAGATTCGCTCGCCGCTACCGATACAGCTAACGCTCAGATCGAAGGCGACGACGCACCAGCCGTAGAGCCTTCGCCAACCAGCCGTATCGGTAACTACACGCAGATCAGCCGCAAGACTGTGACTGTATCTGGCACAGTAGAAGCTGTTGATAAAGCCGGTCGTAAGTCTGAAATGGCTTACCAGATGGCTAAGCGCGCTGCTGAACTGAAGCGCGACATGGAAGCTATCGCTACCTCCGGCCAAGCCGCAGTCGCTGGCTCGTCCACTGTTGCCCGTAACACCGCAGGCTTTGGCGCGTTCCTGCGCACCAACACCAGCAACGGCGCTACCGGCACAAACCCAACGCTGTCTGGCACAACTTCGGGATTCCCGAACGCCGCCGGTTCCGCTGGTACTTCCCGTGTTTACACTGAAACCATTCTGAAGTCGGTCATTGCCTCGGTATGGACTAACGGTGGTGACGCCAAGATGCTGATGGTTGGCCCAGCACTGAAGCAGGCGGTGTCCGGCTTTGCTGGTATTGCAGCACAGCGTTTCAACGTGCAGGGCGCTAAGCAAGGCACGATCATCGGCGCTGCTGACATCTACGTCAGTGACTTCGGTAATCTGGAAGTTGTTCCTAACCGCTTCATGCCAGCTACTGTTGCCTACCATGTTGACCCTTCGATGGCTGCCATTGCCATGTTGCGTCCATTCGAGAAAGTCGAACTGGCCAAGACTGGTGACGCTGAGAAGATGATGCTGGTGTGCGAGTGGGGCGTTAAGGTCAACAACGAGAAGGCACACGGTGTCGCTCGTGCGCTGACAGCGACCTGATGAAGTAGAATAAAGGGGGAGGGTAAAACCTCCCCTTTTTTATAGGAGTATTCAATGTCTCGCCGTCTTTTCTCTCACGACCCGCTGATGGGCGTAACTAAGTATTGGCATGATGACCAGGCAAATGACCGTGGCATCATTGAAACCGTGCAGGACGTTTCAGGCATCTTGAGTAACAACAAGGCCGAACGAAATGCAGGCGTAAACGAAAAGGATCATGGCTTGGGCCGTAAGGTCGCAACGATTCCTTTAGTGCTATACTACAAGTGGAAAGGCGAGTGCAAAGACAAAGGCATGAGTCACGAAGAGACAAACGCATACATTATGGCTCAGCTTCGTAGCCGTGATTACTGCCACCTGCTAACGGTTGATAAGATATGACGTACACCCAGTTAGTACAGGATGTTGCCGACTTCTTAAACCGTCAAGATTTGACATCTGTCATCCCTACTTTTATCCGTCTTGCTGAGTCTCGAATGAATCGAACGATTCGTACTCGCGAGATGGAGCAACGATCAACTGCAACTATTGGCACGCAGTTTTCTACCTTGCCAACTGGTTTTCTTGAGATGCGTAACATCCAAGTTAACAGTCAGCCAGTCATTGCATTGCAATACATTACGCCTCAAGAGGCTGACCGTATTCGTGCAAGAGATATGCAGGGCAAGCCTCAATTCTTTTCTGTTGTCGCTAATCGTTTAGAGCTGATTCCAGTTCCACAAGAAAGCTACACTGTTGAGATGGTTTACTTTGGCAAGATTCCAGCCATTAGCGACTCCGTACCTTCCAACTGGCTTCTAGATCGCCATTATGATTTGTACTTGTACGGCGCATTAGTTCAGGCTGCTTTGTACTTAAAAGACGATCCTAGCTCATGGGCTACCCTGTTTGACTCTGCACTTTCCGAGATCGTAGTGGAAAATGATCGAAGTCAATTCCAAGGCACTACGCCGCAGATTAGGGGCATAACAATTGGATGAAACCGAAGCTAATTGGGAATCAGCCGACCTGTACTTTGATTCAGACTATGTTGCTGATGATTACGCTGATCTCATTGAATCACCTACTATTTGGGAGCCGGTAAATGGCTGACACGCTAACCACAGGCTTTGGCCTGATAAAGCCCGAAGTCGGAGCAAGCACTGACACCTGGGGCACAAAGATCAATGCCAACTTAGACATCATTGATGATGTGCTATCCGGTGCGCGAGCCGCTTTCCCTAATGTTCTTGCTGCTACTACTGCCAACATTACATTGGCTGGTGAGCAGACGATTGATGGTGTTCTAACATCTGCTAGTCGAATCTTAGTAAAGGATCAGACCACTACCGCAAACAACGGCATTTATATTACAGCCGCTGGTGCATGGATTCGTGCGCTTGATGCAAATTCTGTTGCTGAGTTTGTGCTTGGTCGTGCTGTGTATGTTCAATCAGGCACGATTGGCGGTGGTCGTGAGTACCGCCTGACCAGTTCTGTTATTTCGCTTGGCACTTCACCAGTTACATTTAGTGATGCCATTAAGCAAGGTGTTGTGACGGCTTCGTCGTTTATCGGAACTCTTACTGGTAACGCAAGCACAGCAAGCACTTTGCAAACGGCTCGAGCCATTAACCTTGGCGGTGACCTGTCTGGCTCGGTTTTGTTCAACGGCGGGGCGGATGTGACGCTTAATGGGCAGGTTACTGATGACTCACACCTGCATGGCGCTGCAACTATTGCGGGTGCGTTTAATGCTGGCGGCTTGCAGTCCCTTTCGCAAAATGGGTATCAAAGATTTCCTGGTGGTCTGATTATTCAGTGGGCCACTGGTATATCGCAAACAGCAGAAGCGCAACAGGCAATATCTTTTCCTATTGCCTTTCCAAATGGAGTTTTCTGTACGGTGGTTAGTACAGTAAATCCGTCGGGAGGAACTAATGCAGCTTTTGACAACTGGTTTGAAGAAGTATCAAGATCAAACAGTAGTATTACTGTTTTACTGCAAGGGGTTTCATTGGGCGGAGCAAAAACCCCAAGAATAATTGCGATTGGATTTTGAATAATGTTGGCCAAGCTAAACATCCCACCAGGCATCTACTCCAACGGCACTGATTACCAGAGTCAAGGGCGCTGGCACAACGCTAACCTTGTGCGCTGGCAGTCTGGCTATATGGGGCCGGTTAAAGGTTGGCAGACATTTAGCTCACAGCAACTTCTCGGACGGCCAAGCGACATTCATACGTTCCGAGACGGCCCTGACTCACGAGCCGGTATTGGCACGCATACCAAGCTATATGCAATCAAGCCAAATGCAACTTATCAAGACATTACGCCAGTAGGCTATATTGCTGGACGCGCTGATGCTGGAAACGCATTTGGTTATGGCTTCGGTTCTTATGGGGTTGGCGCTTACGGCATTTCAACACCTGCAACAGGTAGCATCCAGCCTCCCACAAACTGGACGCTAGACAACTTTGGTTCGTTTTTAGTTGCGTGCGCTAATACCGACGGCAAGCTGTACTACTGGGACAATGTTACATCAACCGCTGTAACGATGATGGGTGCGCCTATTGATAACCAAGCTGTCGTTGTGTCAGAGGAGCGATTTGTATTTGCGCTGGGTGCGGCGGGCAACAACAAATTAGTGCAATGGTCGGATCAGGAAAACTTTAATTTATGGACGCCTGCTGCTACTAACCAAGCGGGGGACTTTGAGCTTGCGACCAATGGCGCAATTCTTAACGCCATTAGGGTTCGTGGCCAGTTGCTGATTCTGACGACTGCGGATGCTCACACAGCTACCTATCAAGGCGCACCATTTGTTTACGGCTTTGAACGCGTTGGTTCAGGTTGTGGTGCTGTTGGGCCGCAGGCGTCCGTCGCTACTGATTCATTTGCCTGTTGGATGGGGTTAGGCTCGTTTTATATCTACGACGGTTTTGTTAAGCCGTTGCCATCTGATGTTCAGGACTATGTATTTAGCGACATTAACATGGCGCAGATTCGCAAGGTTGCCGCATGGAATAACACGGGTTTTAATGAAGTCTGGTGGCATTACCCATCTTCAGGAAGTAATGAGTGTGATCGCTATGTTGCCTGGAATTATCGCGAAAACCACTGGACGACAGGTTTAATAAACCGCACTTGTGGCGATGATAACGGCGTCTACGGCAATCCATTGATGGCATCCTCTGATGGTTATATTTACCGTCACGAGATTGGCTTTCAATACGATGGGATGATTCCCTATGCTGAGACTGGGCCGTTTGAAATGGGTGATGGCGACCAAGTATATATGGCGCGCCATCTGTACCCCGATGAGCGCACACAGGGCGACGTTACAGCGTCTTTCCGCACGCGCTTCTACCCTAATGGCCCAGAGTACAGCTTTGGGCCTTACACAATGAATGCGCCGACTGATGTTAGATTCACTGGGCGACAGATGGTGATGCGCGTTGATGCTGCGGTTAACGCTGACTGGCGTTTCGGTATCCCTAGAATTGATCTTGCAGCAGGTGGTACACGATGAAGCTGCCGCGCAGTGATGACAGGATAATCACTGAGATTAGCCGACAGGTTGAGCTTGCTGATCGTATGAATTACAAGCGTGACCGTGACTTGGAAATCGGTGATAATCGTATCATCCTGACCAGTCCTAACGGGAGTCGGTACGCTTTGACAGTTAACAATGCTGGCGTATTGAGCGCCGTGATGATTTGAGGGGTGGTATATGGGATTTGGACTTTCTCTAGGTGGCGGTCGCAACAAGACTAAAAGCTCATCTGTTAATCAGATTGATAAAGAGCTTAAGCCGTTACGAAGCAATGTTCTTGGTCAGGCAATGAACTTTGCTAATGCGCCTGTTCAAACTTATCAAGGCCAGCGCGTTGCCGGATTCTCACCATTTCAGCAGCAGGCATTTACTCAGGTAGGCGCACTAGGTCAGCAGGGTCAGGGTCTGGCGCAGCGAGGGTTTAACATCCTTGGCGGTATTGGAACGGCGGCTGACAGAATCTCTGCTTATCAAAACCCATTCACTAGCGAAGTCATTGACCGATCAATGGCTGACCTTGAGCGTCAGCGTCAGATAACCGGACAAGCTGATGCAGGTAAAGCTATTGCTGCGCGTGCCTTTGGAGGCTCTCGGCAAGCCGTTAATGATGCGTTAACGAATGAGGCATACGCTCGTCAGGCTGGCGATATTGCGTCTAACCTGCGCTATCAGGGCTTCAATACAGCCTTGGGCGCTGCTCAACAAGATGTTCAGCAGCAGCAGGCACTTGCTCAAGCACTTCAAGGCGCTGGATATGGCGCGATTGATGCAATGGGTCAAGCTGGTGGAATGCAACAACAGCTTGAGCAGGCACAGCTTGATTCTGCTAAACAGCAATTCTATGAACCGCAAAATCTCCAGATGCAGAAACTAGACTTCCTAACAGGTATTTTGTCGGGGCTTCCGCAAGGTGGAAGCACAAGCGGAACTAGCACGACACGATCTTTTAACTGGGGCGCAAGCGCGAGTGCAGGCTAATGAATAATCAATTCTCTTTTTTGCAGGGCATTCGTCCTCAACCATTGCAGTTTGCAGGCGGATATAATCGCAATTCGCTTGATTTCAGCAGACCACTATCTAGTTTTTCTGGAGGCTACAACCAGCAAATGCAGCCACTAGAAACGGCGACTCAAGAGCCGGTTGGAGGTTATATGCAGTTTAGGCCGCCAGAGCCGCTGCCAATGGAAAATGCGCGCCAACTAGCTCCTAGCTTGCTTGCCGCTCCAGAGCAGTCACAAAATCCTCAAGGAGCTACCGATGGCATGAGCGCGCAAGCTGCTCAATCTAAAGCTGAGGCTATGGCTGCTCAAGGCTCGCCAATGCTTTCACAGGTTCAACAGATGGGCGGGCGTTATCAGCGTCGATACAATGGATTATTGGGGTGATATATGGGATTGCTTAATGAGCGAATCCAACCGTTAGGATACGAAAACAGCGCATTGGCTAACTATCAACCATCCCAAGCGCAGCCATCTAACATTGGCTTCTTAGAGGCATTAGGTCAGGCTTTTGTGCCTGAGACTATGGATCGCCTTGCTGCAATTAAAGCCCAGCGTGAAGCACCTACCAATGCGTCATACGCCCAGCTTGCCGAATACTGGGCGCAGCGTGGCGATCCTGAAAAGGCGGCGCAGTATGCTGAGTTGGCTGGGGCACAGAATAAGCAGGCTAGGGCATTCAGCAAGGTTGAGGGCGTTATCAATCCCGAAACCGGCAAAAAGGATGTTGCGGTCATTGATGAGTATGGCGTGCCAAAGTACGTTGGACTTGACTTGTCCGGAATTCAGAACACTGAAGCACCAAAGACGCGAGAGATCAATAAAGGCAATAACATTGTTACTCAGGAGTGGAATGGCTCAGGATGGACAGATGTTGCCGTAGCGCCTAGATACAAGCCAGGCGAGGGCGGTGGCGGTGCAAAGCCAGCCTCTCTTAGCGACGTGCTGTCTCTTGGGCAAAAGTTTGAATCTGTCATTAAAGATGATGTCACCGTCGTTAATGGATTCAGAAACCTAAAGGCAAACGCCTCGCTTGGCACACCGCAGGGCGATATCGCGTTGATTTATGGCTACATGAAAATCCAAGACCCGACATCGGTTGTGCGTGAAGGTGAGTTTGCTACTGCTCAAAATGCTGGGGGACTTGATGAAAAAGCACGCGCCAAGCTAAATGAATATATTGGCACTGGTCGCCTGACGCCAACTCAGCGAGCAGAGTTAATTCGATCTGCTGAAGCAACAGTAAAATCAAGATCAAAGCAGTTTAATGAGAACTACAATCGGTTCTCACGGACTGCAAGTCAATTTGGTATTGACCCCAGTCAGGCGCTTTCAAACCCTTATGCCGATATCGAAATTACTCCGCAAAAGCCTAAGTTTGATCGTGCAATGTATAACGAATACAAGACCGCTAGACAGGCTGCGTACAATTCTGGCAAATACGATCTCGTTCGCATGATGGATGCTGAAGCTGTAAAAGACGGGCTAATTCTTGCTGCTCCGAGGGCTAAGTGATGGGTAAATACACCGAAATGCTTGGTGGAAAATACGCCAAGATGCAAGCCCCAGCCGAGTACGGTGTTGGAAATGAATTGCTATCCGGCCTGACCTTCGGTTTTGGCGATGAGCTACGCAGCAAGATCACAGGTGAGCCTATTGAGGCTGTTCGCGCTGGGCAAGATGCTTACAGAAAAGAAAACCCAGTAGCGTCTACTGTTGCCAACATCGTAGGCTCATTGCCTGTTGGTGGCGTGCTTGGAAAAGGCGTTATCGCGGCGGCTAAGGGTGTCGGTAGCCGCATACCAATTATTGGTTCTGCTGGGGCAGCGATTGCAGAGGGCGCGCCTTCTATTCTTCGCGTTCCAACTCAGGCCGCCGTCATTGGTGGCACAGAAGGCGCAGTTCGCGGGGTTGGTGAAGGTACGGGCGCCGGGCAGGGATTTATAACAGGAACTCTGGGTGGTACGGCTGGAGGCGTTCTTGGGGCGGTTGCCTCTAAGGGCGCACAAAAGGTTTCTGGAAAGTCTATTAGCCCGCTTGAAGCAAGGATTGGAGAGAGAGCGCGTGCTGCTGGATTGAACGAGGCAAGCGTAATCCCAAAAGGCCAATCACTCGCCGAGCAAGGCGGCACGGTTGTTCGTGGTCGCTTAGAAGGGCCGTTGCAGCGCTTGGCTGGTGCTACCTACCGTCGCAGCGATAAAGCCTCAGCAACAGTGCCACAGGTACTTTCAGATCGCGAAACAGCATTGCGCACAGACCTTCCATCCCAAATCAGTGACGCGCTGCGTGCTAGTCCCGACATTGGCGATTACGCATCAATGCGGCGTGCTCAGGCTCAGCCATTGTACGATCAGGCATTTGCATCACGGTTAATGGTAGACCCAGATGAAGTGCAGCAAATTATGGCTCAGCCTGCGGCTATGGCGGCTTACAACCAGGCTGCTCAGAACTTTGGTGCGCTTGGTCGTCGTGCGCCCAGTCTTGGAGATGTAATGAGCGGTAACGCGCCGCTTGAGTTTATGGATGCAGTTAAACGGCAGTTGCAGAAGGTATACAGCAAGGCGGAGACGCCAATGGCTCCATCTGGTGTCGTTGCGGATAGGCAGGCACTTGAGGCGCTGTCTGGCCGATTTACCAATGCACTTCGTACTGGTGCTGATCCATCATATAGCAAGGCACTTGATGTATCTGGTGACGCTATACGCATGGAGAAGGCATTTGAGGCTGGCAAGAAGCTGTATGGCGCTCCGGCCGATAAGATCAATGACGCAATGAAGGGTATGACCGAGGATGCGCAACAGGGCTTCCGATCTGGCCTTGCTTACGCTGCGCAAGAATTAGCTAATTCCCAACGAGATACAGCCACACAAACACTTATTAGTCGTCTTATTGGCTCTCCACAGGCTCGCCAAGGCTTAGAGGTCGCTGGGGCAGACCCATTGATGTTGCGCCTTGCAAAAGATCGCGCTGAAAAGCAGGTGGCTTTTGGTAACTCGCTAGGTGGCGGTTCTCCGACAGCACTTAATCAAGTAGCAGATGACGCATTGCAAACTGACCTGCAAGCGGCGGTGAAGTTCACAAAGAATATCCCCAATGCTATTTCTGACATTCTGTTGCAGGGACAATTCGGCAAGAATGCTGATCGAGCGTCTGACATTCTGTTTAATTTTGATGACCAATTAGCAAATCAAGAGACGCTCAAGCGAATCCTCGAAGCAGAGCGCAAACTAGCTGCATTGCGAGGCAATACGGCTGCGTTTGGCGGTGCAGGCGGATCGGCGGCGGCAAGCGGATTACTTGGAGACTCG